GATACCAGATATGGCAGTTCAATGAGATGAGTTATATCATGAAACTCATGTGCAACAACCGAATACTCCATGCACAACCCGCACTCGTAAAAAAGGGAAAGACCGGCGATATTCGATTTACAAAGGTTCTTACTAAGTATTCGTCGGAATATAGCAACAACAACTTTATTTCATTACTGTGCCAGAAGCTTGGCCTGGATAAGAAGGATATGCTATGTTTCTTTCAAGAGTTTCGTTATTTCTATCCCGATATGACGTCGTCTGAAAATCTGAGCAAACTTGAAAAGTACCTCGATGGGTATGATATATGTCGCTTGGAGATAAAGCGGATATATCGTTACTTGGATAAGTCTATTACCACAGAGCCAGCAATAGTTCAGTTGGAGTAAACGATTTACTCTTTTTCCTGTTTATTTTCCAGCTCCGCGCATCTTTTCTCGAGTTCTTGACATCGTTGAATAGCTTGATCCCGTTGTGCATTGGATGCTCTCAATAGTTCTACTAAATCAGTGGTCGTAACAATTGTTTCTGACCCATCTGGATCCTGACGTCTAACAGGTGGGTTTGTTTGTTGGTATTCAATTGCTTTGCGTAATTCGGCTTTTAGAGTCCGTATTACATCTAATACTTCCAATCTACTAAGGTTTTTATTGGGTGTACCTTTATAATCCATCGTAATGCCAGTAGCCTGGTTTTTAAACTCATTCTCAAGGTTCTCTTGTAGTTCCTTGCGTTTCTTTTTAATCTCAATTGTTTGCTTAATCACCTCAGGCTTATTTTCCGGTCTCCCGGGTTCGTATGCATCTACAAGCGCATCAATGTCCTCCATGAAAAATTTCTTTATCGGAGATTCACGACCGTCCGTATTCTTGATAAAGTCGTCCACTGTTTTGGGAGAATCCTTCACCAATTGGGGATTAGGATTTTCAAGCATTTCTCTCTTGTCAAACGTATTGTGTTCGTGCGAAAACACCAAGATTGTTTTCATAGGGTCCAGCTGAACAAAGGGGATCGTGTACTCCTTAAGAAAATTGCGTTCTTCCGCAATTGCAGCAGAGTCTTCATATTGTGTTTGTTTAAGGAGTTCTTTTCGGAACGCAAATGTTCCTGCAGTGGCATGGTTGGGACCATATGGCCCAAATTGCACCATTCGCTTAAGGCCCTTGAAATAAATATAAATCTCACTTGACCCTGCACACAGTGCAGTGGGATTATTTGTTAGTACCTCCACTGCATGTGATACGCGATCGGGCGGATAATAGTCGTCATCGTCCATGTAAACAATAATACTTCCTTTTGCCTTTGTGTGCATGTAGTTACGTTTTTGCCCCAAGTGCATTTTATCAACGTACGAGTATTTGAGATTTTTAATGTTGGCATTATCAAAGATGTCGCGCACACAGTCCGTGCCGTCGTCAATCACTACCCATTCCATACGATGTTTTGGATAATCCTGATTTTTGTAACAGCGAATTGCATTTTCAATAAACGGTCTCCTGTTAAATGTAGGGGTACATACGCTAACGAATGGATAGAATTTTTTGTTCTCCGGCATATAAAACAGCATAGAATCTATATTCTATGCCATTTATAACACAATATTTTTATTCACATTGGACCATATCCATATTAAACATTTTACGAATAGTACAATCGTCACGCATTAGTGCATGTATGGGCATGTATTTCCGTGCGGCATGCGTTAGGTATCTATATACGCCCTGTTTGAAATCAGAAATTGGCATATTTTTGTAGGGTGCCTTATTTTTGGGGTCTCGTTCCTTTCCGTATCTTGCCCAGTCTCCTGCAGGGTATTTGTCCTTCATTTCTTCATTGAAAAACCCTTTGAACTCCTCATTAATATAGTCCCATCGGTTTTCCGTGTCCTTCCCGTGTTTATTTATTATGAGTTCTAATTGTTTGGCCATGTCATCGATTGTAAGACCTTCGCTTGGCGACACCCCCAGATACTTAAGAAGCATTCTTGCGGAAGGGCGGTCGGATTTCAGTATGCCGCGTATATACACCAAGAACATCATTACAGTTGATGCACTCAACAATGGTACTGAGATTCCACGGATGTTATCATTTTTGGTCATGGAGAAATCCTTTGATGCTTTACCAAGAAGTGACATGAATAGAAGCGTGAACACTGGGAAGAACAATGTGGTAGAAAGTCTTGAAACCAGGTTGGACATATTTGTAATCCATCCTATAAACCCGGTGGGCTGGACATTGTCGAGGACACGCCGAATTTCCGCCTCGTCAATATCTTCATCAATACCGTCTGCCGTTGTGTAGAACGAATTGAACTGTTCTCCATCAGCAAGCTTAGAAATATCGATATTCTTCATGAGGGACCCTATTTTGTTACCAAATATTGTGATGGGGCGTACGATTACATACATCAATACATAGAATACTGTATACAATGGTACAATTGTCATAGATGTCATATAACTAAACATGAATCGTAATGTATTTGCAATGAAAATGAGAATATTCGTTCCTAATGCTACCGGAGCCGATACAAATCCAAGTGATACATAGGGAATATAGAGACCGTTTCCAAACATGGATGTTTTGCAACTGTCTCCATCTTCACTTTCCTTTTTGTCGGGCGTTTCTTTTGATAATATATCGGCAGTGGGTGACGTAAACATCTTTCCGAGATTGAGTGTGGTAGAAAGATACGGGAACAGTGTAACGAATAATATAATAATGACCAGTGGATACGGCGCCCCCTTTTTGTTTGTAAACTTGAATTTCAACATTTCTGGGAGTATTTTCTTCAAGTAGCCGCTTCCATAATACAGTGCATTCGAGAAGAGAACCGCGAGCACAAAAAATACCATTGTAAGAGAAATGCGAATTCCATACCTTTGTAGAGACTCTCTGGCGGAATTGATCCAATAGGGGAATCTCACCATTAACGTGTTATGAATGATGTCAAGTGCATGAATTGCCGGTTCAAAGAGCAAAAATAGGGGAATCAGCAAGAATTGAAGGCCAGTGAACTTGCCGCCCTCATCGTTCCCGTACCCACAATACAGTTCCATTGTTTTCTTATAATCGAATCCAAACAATAGCGGTATCCAGTCGCCTCCCGGACTATCAAACGTTGGTCGCGTCCCCGTTGGATCATTAATATTGAACGCTTCTTTTGGCGCAGGGTTTTCATCAACAACGGTTTCCTTATAAAAAGAGAAAAAGTGAAGCGAATAGGTGAGTGGAATGGCAAGGATGATCGACATGGTCCAGCATATGTAATTGTAAATCAAATCGATGTCGTGTCTTTGATCATCGTTAAGAGATTTTCTCAAATCGTCTGGGCCATATCCGTCAGTATTTATTGTATCTCCGCCACTGAATATAAGATATATGAGAATGGCCATGTAATAAATGAAATGAGGTATAATTTCCATAATGTATTTAATGGCTCTCGAAATGGCGTCTGATGCAGCAGAAAATGGCGAAGCCTTATTGACGTCTTCTTTTTCATCTTTTACGTTATCGTGACCATCATAATCAGAATCATTAAGTCCAAAATATCCATTAAGAAAACCATTATCAAGTCCTTCTACCACTTTCTTGTCATGAACGCTTTCCACCAAGGGTACATTTGTAAAATTTTCGTACCTTTTTTTCGATCTTAATGCACTAAGCTTGTCAAGCATATCTTGGGTAGAAAAGTCTTCGACAGTAGTGGATTGATTGTCGGTCTTCCAAGTTGTTTCATTCATAGTATATAATATGAATGAGGTAAAAAAGAGTGTGTCATTAACGGGCATACATAAGACCACAATTCCCTCCGATGAATGATAGAATATTATATCGCTCTTCGTAGAGAACAAAATTGTATGCATAATCAAATAGCTTGTAGTTTAACTTACGAACACCAATTGTTTCTCCGTTCTCGTTACAGATGACATCTATATTGGAATTCTCTAAATCAATCTCGGGTACGTGTGTTGTAATCTCAAGCTCGGTCGATTTAAATTTACTCATATTAATTGCGCCACTTGGTTGGGTTTCGCGGGTGTCAGTGTTGAGACAGAAGTTATAACAATATAAACCGTCCTTTGCGTACCCTTGTGTTCGGGTGTATTTCTCGATGTAATCAAACACGCCTCGCGTAAGGATGTTTTCACGATAATCGCCGTTCATCAAAATTCCCATTGTCTGTAGAATATTCTTTTGGTTTATGGACTTGAAATCACCGGTGATATAATGTCCAGTGTTTTTACCATCTTGTGGATCATAAGATGGCCCATAGTCTCTTGGAATGGTATTTGGTGGAATGAGAGAGTAAATGTTTCGTGGAGCCAATTGTAGCACTCCCGGTTGGTTTCCGTAAGGCCAGTTAGTATAGTTATGCCACTCGTTACGCATCTTAACATCATTACGTTGTAAATACCACATCCATGATGATACCATACCGGAGGATATTATCTTGAGTTTTTGTGTACCGGTTATGTTTTCGAATTTATGTTCGTATACATCCTTTATCAGATATACCTGGTCTTCGCGCGCAAACTTGGTTGCCTCCTCAGGAGATAGAAAACAATAAGTGGCCATTAAATGGATGTCTGCATTCCATGTGGACACTTGGTTTTCATAGTATGACGAGTCACTCAGGACACTTGGTGGTGTTTGTAAAAATCGGTACATCTGAAAACGGTCTTCGTTAAAGTCCGGGCGCATGTAAGGGTAATTGTATTGCGAATCGAATACATCACGTACCTGGAATAAATCTTGTATAGGTCGAAGAGTAACGGATATATTAAGAGTATTATATTGCAGTGCAATGAGCGGGAATGCCCGCTTTTGGTCAAGAGTAAACCATGTATTGATAGGTATGTATAAGGTGCGCCCGCGGATAGAGGGCTCCGCGCCAGTCGCCGATTGTGTATAAAATGCGGATGGATATGTATTGATGCGACCCAATACATTTGCGGGATCATTCAGTTCGGGATCATTTCCGGTCATGCGATTAAATAACTCTTTTTTCTCAGAAGAAAAGTCGCGCTCTACAAGGGCCGCTATGTAATCCCCGGTATATCTTTGGATCACACTTGAGCCACAACTCAAAACAACCTCCTTTATCATACGTGAGCCGATTTCCTTAATCCATCTGAATTCATATGCAACCCAGCGGTTATTTGTCTCGGTACATGGGTTGTAGAGGGGGCTCCATATATCGGGGAGAGTGACGGATACATAGGTATCCATCAATAACTCGGCATATCGCGGCACTTTGAAATTAAATGTGGATTCCTCGGTAACACGCAGATCACGTAGTCCGTCATAATCAATACGAAATTTTTGTAACCCAAAATTCGTATATTTAGCGTAGGTCACTTTAAAAAATGTTTTGGTAGGATTGCCGTTTAAAATGACATTGTTAGCACCAGTCGCTTTTAAGTTCAAAAGTCCACCAGCCATTATTATATACGTATATACTATACTCTATATAATCATGGCAACTATAAATATGAAAATTGTTTTTATGCTGGCGATTGTTATAATTTTTGTCATATGGTACTTTTCTCCAAAGAAAGAAGGGTTTAATCCGGACCATGTTTTTGATTATGCAGTCAATATCAATAGTTATACTGGTAACCGACAACTTCCTATACAGAATTACTTAATTAAAAGTAGTTATAATAGTGCAATTGACGGAAGTGACTTTGTAAGCAAGGACGCAATCCGTTATGTAATCAATCGCGGATGCCGTTTTCTTGACTTTGAGATTATGAAGCGGGATGGTCAGATTGTCGTTGGTAAAACAACCGATCGAAACTATGAAACGACACAGACACGAAATCATATACCCCTCGAAACTGCATTAGAGGCAGTGATGGGATATGGGTTTGTGCTAACTGCGCCAAATCCATCAGATCCCATGTTTATTCATCTTCGTATAAAGGTAATTGAGGATGATTATGATGCATATTCAGACATTGCCAAGAGTATTACGCAAATTGTCGGGGATCGATTATATAAAGGGACCATCAACCCGTCAACCACGCCATTGTTATCATTACAAGGAAAGGTCATTTTAGTTGTTGACAACACATACGACCCCTCATTTAAAACACGATCAAATTGTAATGCTACTGACAAATGTTTTGAGTTGGGAAACATTATGAACATCGAGTCAGGTACCAAAGAACTGTGCCGAAAAAAGCGGTTTGTTGATATTATGGATGAGCCCGCGTTCCATGGAGCATTTAATCAAAACGGGGCATTGACCAACCGAACCGGATTAGTCATTGGTGTACCCGAATTCTATAACGATAATGATAGCGGCGCACCGTCGATCTATAAATTGCTTAGTTCTCATGCGGTTCAGATTCCGTGCTATCGGATTCACCTTAAATCTCCCAAATTAGTTGAATATGATAATTTTTTTAATCACCATGGGAGTGCGTTTGTGCCATTAGAAAATGCGATCGCATATGCGAAACGGGCAACTGAATAATTTCATGCATTGTAAATAATGCATGAAAAAATATAATGACTATATAACTAATGCCAAAACCTTGCAAAGATGATATGGACTTTGCCGATTGCCAATTGGCAATTGTCCGCGAGCGATCCGATACGATTTCGGATATACAGAAAAAGAATGTTGCGCAAGATGTAAGTGTAGTGAACATGTTGAAGATAACGCGTGAATTCATCCGCAATAAGAAACTTGTTTGTTATGGTGGGTCCGCGATCAATGATATTCTTCCTCCGGACGCCCGATTTTACAATCCAAAATTGGACGTCCCTGATTATGATTTTTATTCTCCCAAAGCGATGGAGCATGCAATCGAACTTGCTGATATCTTTCACAGGGCTGGCTATGGGAATATAGAGGCAAAAGCCGGGGTGCATCATGGGACATACAAGGTGTTTGCGGATTATGTACCAGTTGCTGATATTACAATGATTCCTTACACGTTATTTAAGAAATTGCAAAAAGAGGCCATGATTATAGACCATATTCATTACGCCCCTCCGGATTTTCTCCGAATGAGCATGCATTTGGAGTTATCGCGTCCCATGGGAGACGTTTCACGATGGGAGAAAATTGTAAAACGCCTGGAACTTCTTGATCATTATTACCCTATGCGGGGCGAGAATTGTCCGCCCGTTAACATTTCAAAAGGTATTGTCAACAATGATCCCATTCAGAAAAACATATTTGACACCGTGTTGCAACAAGGGGGCGTATTCTTTGGCGCGTTTGCCGCAGGAATGTTTATGAAGAATGGACGCATGGGTATGACGCCGAGTTTTGATGTACTTGCCACTAACCCCAATCGCATGATTGATATGCTGAAAAACAACATTCGCAAATTAAATGTAACTATTGAGATTGAAAAACACGAAGAGATTAATGAGATTATACCCGAACACTACACATTCATTGTGAACGATAAGGCGCGCATATATGTATACAAGCCAATTGCTTGCCATAACTATAACGTTATTCATGAAGGTGATATTTCGATTCGTGTTGCAACAGTTGATACCATTTTATCATTTTATCTCGCATTCATATACGCCGGAACCGAGTATAACGTAGACCGACTTATGTGCATGTCATACCAATTATTTAAGATGCATCGTGACAGAGAGTCTATGGGGAAACCGCTAATGCGTCGGTATACCCTTCCTTGCATAGGAAAGCAAATGTCCTTGCGAGATATTATGGTGCAGCGAGGGAACAAAATGAAATCGATAAAGAACAAGACGTCCAAAGAGTATCAGTCCTGGTTTTTGAAATACGACCCGTCTAATAAAAAGAAGAAGGGTGGTAAGACTCGCAAGGCGAGAAAGTAATTATAAGCTGGTCAAGAAGTCCACCATTTTTTGACTACCGTAAAAGAATACACCAAACATGAAGCTTTTCAATATGAGTCCTGACATGTTAAGGTTTCCATCAGCGTTCAATATCGGAAGCCATGTAAATTGATTCCACATCAGTTTTCTTACCATGGATGTCTGGAACAATAAAAATAATACAGCAACAAATAGAGCCATTTGTATCTCCGATACAAACGCATCAAATAATTTGCCTTTATCATTTACTTCCGCCGTTCGCATTTTTTCATCCTCCTTTGCATATTCTGCAATGTAATCATGAACCGGTGGCGGCGGCGGAATATAATTAGGTTGTGTCTGAGCATCTTGCGTAACGTTGGTTGTATCCATGGGTATATCACGTGACGGAAGTGCTTGTTCTGCGACCATTTGTTGTTGACCGTATTGTTGTTGACCGTATTGTTCAGGAGCTTGATATATATTTCCTCGGTCTTGTTCCTGTTGTGGCATAATAGGGTTTTGTTCTGATATACCGTAAGGATTGGGATGCACATTAATGGGAACATAATTAGTACTTTGTTCCTTCACAAGAGTGTTGCTTAAATTAGACGGATGCTGTGCATCATTCGTAGGTAAGTCGCTTATACGAGTGACGTTGTTCATATAGTATACAACAATAGAACACTTATTTGTTACAATTGCAACGAATAAGTTATTGTTTTTTCATTTCAAGTGTTCTCTTATGACTCGCACATGGCATAGGTTCCGCATTATATTTATAACATTTGCCATTAAATTTGTAAATCTTGTCTTCAAAATCCGGCAATACGGGTCCAGCAAATTTTATACAGTTTTTGTCTCGACAAGTTTTTCTAAACATGGTAGCAAGACCAAGTCCTAAAATGGCAGAAAATATAAGTCGACCCGCGTCAGTATGAATTAGTTTGGCAAAGTGCATATATTATAGATGTGCATTTTACTGGATAGGGATATGTGATAAAAAGCTACTTTTTTCAGGGCATTCAACTTCCTTCTTATTTACCGAGTAACAATTATCGGCCTTATCTTTGTACTGAATCAAATCTACATTTTCTGGAGTAGGATACACGTAAACAATGTCCTCATTAGGCATTACGTAGTATAGAATAAGAAGACCGGTCAAAAAAGTAATGATAAAAACACGCAGATTAATGAAGTTAAGGAGATTCATTTACTATATCCGTTTATTTTTTACTTTTACTCTTCTTTGATTTTGTTTTACTCTTTGGTTTACTTTTTGTCTTGGGCGGCGGAGGTAACATTTCATCATCGGCAATCAGTTCATTAATAATCTTGTCTGCATATTCACGTTGACTTTTCTCTTGTTCCTCCCCTGCAATAGTAAATGTTTTCTTATTATTTTCTTCGACAATTCGAGCCTTTTTGCGTTCCTCTAACTTCTTCAGTAGGCGTTCACGCTCTTCTCCCTGCTTCGCCATTTTCTCAAACGCGCCCATATTGAACTTGGCTCCCTTGCCGCCTACCGACTTGGCCATGCCTTTCATCATGTTCATAAACTTACCCTTTCCGCCAAATTCATTCATTTTACCCATGATTTCTTTGGCTTCGGACATCAGCTCTTCTTTGCTGATATTTCCACTCTTTACCTTTTCTTCTACGCGTGCAGTGAGCTTTTTAATGAGATCTTGAATGCGCTTGGGATTTCGCACAAGGCGTTTAAATGCCTCTTTCGGATTTGCATTTTCCCCATCATCCCCAATAAGATCAGATAGTTCTTCCTTCATTTCCTGCGTTAATTCTTTTGCGAGTGTACCAATCTTGCCCTCGAAAACAAACTTCAAATGCTCCTGTAGTGTTTCGATGTTAGGAATACCTCCCGGCATTCTTCTTCCAGATGCATCCCCTTCCTTCTCTTCTCCTTCTTCTCCCTCTTCCTGCTGACCTTCTTCTTCATTATCAAACATTTCGCCGACCCCCTCAAATGCTTCCTTCATTTTTTCATGTAAATCATCCTCATTAATGCCACTAAATAGATCAGCGCAGTCGCCGAATTCGGATTTATCCTTTACACCTTCTACCAAAGAGAGAAGAATTAATTGTAGATATTTCCATAGCTGACCCTTTGTATTATCAGATACACCTTCTGCATTGAAAAGATGCGAAAAATCAAGACCAGGCAAAAACTGCGTATCAATATCTTCATCACTAAACATATCATCGTTATGATAGAGAATATCGAAGAACCGAGGCGGGATTACGCTCATCGCGTATGAATAAACTGTATTCTTGTCTTCCTTGCAGCTTTCCACGAGTGTTTGAACTGTGTCTTTAAACTCGGGAAATACGGGTTCGACATCTTGTAACATGTCAATAACAATTTTGCAAAAGTTTTCTATTGGCTCGGTTTCCATGTATAATGTACACGCGTAGAAACTTCATACCTTTTTTTAGAATAATTATTTCATTTCATATGTACGGTGAATATATACGTATATATTACAATGGAGTTCGACAAATCCCATGCACATCATAGAGAAGAACTAAAAAATAGTTTTATTCATATACGTAAGAGTGTAGATGAGTGCAGTAATTTACGTACAGAATCAACACGTACACTTGGTACATTGAAATCAGCTTATGCAGAAATGGTCCAGCATACAGCAGATTCAACCTTTCTTTTCTGTGTTGATTCGTTCTATTTTCAGTTTAAATCGTTTCAATATGAGTTGGAAAGCATCGAACGAGGCGTGTCCTTTGTACAAAACCGCCTTTATTGTGACTATTACAAACTGCTTATGATGGTAATTAAATATTACCGTGAAGCAAAATTACCTGATTCGACATCAAGAAAATTTAGAGAGTACATACTGTACAAAGATCTTGAGCCATTTCGAGAATACCCAATGAATGATATAGTATCCATACATAATACAGTATTATCCATTATTGAAGATCTTTTTCATCACTATCAAACCAAGCGACAGGAAATTGCAGACTATTACATAAATCATAAAGTAGGACATTGTATATCCAACTTGATCAATACTCTTGAATTCGATAACCAATTGCTTCAAAATAAGATTGGGTTATTTATGAACTACATGGCCTTTTTCCAGATTTCTCATGAAAAACATCTTGAGCGTAGCAAGCAAAAATTAAAAGCATTTTGTGACGAGGTAGAAGATACTGTAAATGATAACTGTACATTTTCAATTAATGACGTACACGGAAGACCCGATGAACTTACCGAAGACATCCGTACAAAATACGCCGATGATGATGCAACGGAGCCAACAATACTTGCACCCGTTTCAGAAAAAGTAAGTAATGCCATATTAGAAGAAACCATTGATGTAGGATCTATTGATGACGCCACAAACGAACTAATAGAGAACCCCGGCGTGACCTCGCCTCGCACAAATGTGTCTGATCTGACACATGACAGTGATGATGAAAGAGTAAACGCGTAATTTCGTACAATTATAGGTTTATTTTTATAGTTGTATTTTAATGAGTTCAAAACAAGTAGATGGAGAAAGTGTAGGTGGAAACTCAAGTGTGCCTACAGAAAGTAAGATAAAGGTTGAATGGTCCCCTGAGAACGAGGAAATCCTGGTTGAGTGGTGCGATGCCGCACAATGTTATAAGTGGTTGCATGCCCGTTCGCATGTCAAATATTCTCGTTCGCATGCATGGTTCACAATCCCCGCGATTATTCTCTCAACGATTAGCGGTACCGCATCGTTTGCACAGGAGAGTATGCCAACCAATTTCCAGGCCCTTGCGCCGCTCGCGATTGGATCACTGAATATCTTCATTGGTATTCTAACAACTATTCAGCAGTACCTGAAAATTTCCGAGCTTAATGAATCCCATCGAGTGATGTCGATTGCATGGGACAAGTATGCCCGAAATATCCGGATTGAATTGGCCAAGCCTCCACCTGAGCGATCTGATGCAGGGAGCTTTCTTAAACTTACCCGACAGGAGTTTGATCGGTTAGTGGAAACCAGTCCACCCATTGACCAAAAGGTTATTGATGAATTTATGGCAACGTTTAAGGGTGCTGAAGGAACAGAACAGAGGGACCGTTATGAACAGCTGAAAAAACCCGACATATGTAATATCATTGTATCAGCGCACGAAGCCCGTCACAAATGGTATTTAGAAATACCCGATGATCCAAGCGAAGAGATCATGCGGAGACAAAGAGAGATTGAAGAGCAGGAGCGAGCAATAAAGGAAAAAGAGCACGGTCTCATTGAAACCGAAATCCGCAAACAGCATGCGCGCAAGAGCTTTAAGCGCAGCGTAGAAGAAGCTCAAAATAAATACAAAGAAGATGCAGAAAAAATTGATGAGTATGTTACCAATTTCAGAAATATATATACACGCAATCCCATACCAGAAGAGATACGAACCTACACAAGAACGTATATGGCCGACGAAATAAATGAAGACGCGCTTGAAAACTATATTCGTGACTACGTAGCAGGCGAAGTGTAAGCGTATGTAATATGACAATTTTCATATTACATTCAGGCGACCATTTTTATAAAATTATCGTAATTACGGGTTACATAGTATTTAGCACCATCCTTTTCCACTTCTGTTCCTAATAAGACGTAACGTATACCACCATTGCCAATAGGGAGTTGAGAAAACACATATTGATAATCTCCCTGAAAATCGATAGGTTTTTCCAAGTAGATTTCGTCCCGTGCATTTACTAATACATTGTTTTCAATGGTACAAATGTATCCGACGGACGGAATTGGGGCAATATCACCGTCTATCGTAACAGTTGTAATACGCGTATCGGCAAATAATTTTGTGGCATCCTCTGCATAATTATCATATGGGGTCGGAACAATCCATATACCATTTTCATTCGATGCCTGAGGGGAATCAATAAAGGCAATCACCGTACCATCAACTACAATAAACCCGTGATATTTCGGGGTCACTATGCCCATCTTAATAGACTCGTCCTCCAACATTAACCGAAACCTTGTAGTAACCGGATGTTCATCTTCAACAATCTGTTCAATGTCATCAAAATCCTGCGCGGTTACAGAATATTTGTATAACGACATGTCATTGCCATCGATAAAAAATTGCACAAACGGGACATCATTTTTTAAAGACCGAATGCGAAAAGGAACAATCCTTACAGGAATTTCCTGCACAGATAATTCTTTTAGAACAAATGAAAAATCCTTTCTGATACTATCATCAATAACCATCCGTGGCTCTATACCAAGCGGTTCTTCTTGATAGTCATCTTCATCACTTTCATCATTGTATACTGCCCTCTGTAAAAATTTTTGTATAAAGTATTGTTTGTTTTCTCTATCATAAACTTTCATATACATATAAACCATAGATTTATTTTAAGTTTTTTCATATATTGATCACATTCTTAAACAATACTAATCATATAAAATTGTTTGTTAATGACTACAATAACCAATAACAACTAACTATGCTCGGTCTTATTCACCTATTTACATTCGTGCTTGCCCTTTTCCGTGACAATAATAACCCATATGAGGGTGTTGATATGCGTGATGATGAATACCACTATGATAAACGCGCATGTAAACTTAATATTGCACGACAGTACGAACAGAAAAAATTATTGAACACACTATTAAATGAAAACTTGGACTACGAATTAAAATTGCGTCTTGCCAAACAGAACAAGCATCTGTTTGATACAGACATGTATAGCATGCACTTTCAAGACCTAATGCATGAATGGAATAATGTGTTTTAAAAATCTATGTATAGCCATATAATTACATATTACATTTGAAAATTTCAAAATCTTTATCCCAAAATTCAAAATATTCCGAATTAACTAATCCATTTCCTCTATGGTATTTCGTTGTTGCATGTTTCTGTGATGGAATTTTCCAGTTACCATATAATTGCGATAAATATAAATCGCTGTTTAGTGGTATGTTGTAACTTTTTCCATTTAAAATTTTTTTGTCTAATTGTGGAAATGCTGGATTTGTATATATATCACAATACAAATTACTATATTTAGTTTTAACACTAATCATATTACCAGATTCTTTTTGGGGAAAATCATTATATGTTCTTATTCGTTCTAATCCATATTTATTAAAATCTATTGAGTTTAATTTATCCCAATTTGATAAGTGTATTGTTACATCAATATCTGTATCCTTCTCCATTAATCCATTTTCTCTTATACAACCTAATAATGTTCCACAATCTAAATAATAAGGTATATTATTTTCATCCAAAATATCAACTACATTACGTAAAAGATAGTTCATTAAACCTAATCTGCTCTTTGTAAAATCTCGTATTTTAGTCGCCGATATTTCGTTTGAATATGGTAAATATTGAATAGGCATAATGCTTTTAACATAATCAATACCAGGAAATTTTTTGTTATCATCTGCTCTCATAAAGCACATATTTTCATATTTTAATAAATTAGTAAATAAACTATGTACTTTATCTGTGCTAATTTCATATTTAATAGAAAAAAAATCTTGATGGCATACAGATAATTCATATTTATCCTGACACTTTGTAAAATAGTATGGATACTGAACGATTTTATCTTTTAATAAGTTTAATTCAAATGGGGTTTTAATTTTTATAGGAGTTGTTGTCGTAATATATTTATAGTTTTTAGCATCAAATATGATAGGAATAGCATACCATGGTTTTCTAATATGAGAAAAACCAATAAATAAATCATTTTTCCAATGACACAAGTTGGTTCCGCCAAATAACGTTTTGTTTGTAAACAATGACGGATTTCCATATACTAACTCACATTCACCTGATGTTTCATTTATCAGTTTAACAACACATAATTCAAGGAAAGAATATATAAAATATAATTCGTTTTTATAAACGTAAGGAATCCAGTTTTTTTGATAAATATTACTCACATCATAATTTTTTATATTTAATTGACAAATTTTATTTTTTTTAACATTATACAAATACATTTGTCTTTGTTTACTATTTTTTGGTAAACCATTCATTATTACGTATAATTCTTCATTAAATATTATATATCTATAATCTTCTGATCCACCGTGTATAGTGCTATTATTATGTATATCAAAAGTAGTTGACTTATAATCAGTTTTGGTTTCTTTCATTACCATACGTCCATTTCCATCAAATAAACGACCTTTATAGTCTCTTTCATTATATATAATATAATTGTCATCCTTATACAAGTGATTTGATCTATTACCAATAGGTAATGTTGTAAATTTACTATTACAAAGGCATCTATATTTTAATATTTTTTTATTAGAATCATCAATTAATTCATGGTTTTTGCACATATTTACATCTAATGTATCCCATACATTAGATTTTTGTCCTTTATCCCATATATTAGATTTTTGTCCTTTATATACCCAAAATGAATTATTTCTATTTTTATCACTATGTGGGATTAAATTATTAAAATTAGTAGCAAATATTTCAAAATTATCATAATCAAAAATACCTATATCGGTATTTTTTAATATATTTGTATTTTTAATTTCGTAATTTTCAGTAAAATTATTTGTTATATATTCTTTTATAGCGTTTGTTGGATCTATATCATTAATAATAAAAATATCATATACATATTTTTCTAAATTCTTTTTACGATTATCATAAGAATCAACATCAGAAACATTTTTTATTTTTTCAATACTATTATTATCATGTAACCCTACAATAATTTTTTCAGTATGTTGTTGCATGCTTTCTAATAATTTTATATGACCTTTATGTAATTTATCAAAACAACCAATTGTGAAAATATATTCAACCATATAATATATTGTATATTGTATATTTTTCTCGGCATTTTAACCATTCAATGGTGTAAAAATCTATGTATAGTTCAAACAATCACGATGGAGAATAATATGCCTTTTTTAGCGTATGGTATAATGACAATCACTACAATGGTGATGGCGTTTCTTACATTTATTGATAGACATCGTTGGTCCAACCCTGTCGAACTCAACAACGAACAACCGATTGTTAAGATTGAAGGGACGATCGTGCAATAACTTGAGTGAAGAACCCATCAATGCTTTCTTTGTTTGAACCAAGGTTAATAATATCCGGGGCATGAACGGTGTCATTTCCTGGTTCATACATCAACATTGCCGGAATAGATGGAATCACCCGTTTACTTTTAAGATGAGCATATAGTTCAAAATTGTCATCAACGTCAAGAACTCCTCTTGTTACGTTATCGGGCATCCGATTGAACCAATCTTTGACAAGTGGTTCAATTTGTTTGCAAGGACCGCACCACTCTGCTCCAAATTTCAGTACAACTGGTCCAGGAGATCCTCTGATTATAGATTGCAATGCAGTTTTGTCGGATATTTCTTCAATTAGCATAAGTATACATAAACAGTGATATATTGTTTATGTGTTTTACAAATAAACATCTATGTATACACCATATTATGTATTGTCAGCTCCTATTATTGGCATCAATATTAGGAGTTAGTTTATGCAGCGATTACAAAGCGGTCGATGTGTTGGATCTTACCAAGTATACTGGTAAATGGTATCAAGTGTATGAAGACAAATTCGATAAATTATTTCAAAAAGACGGAAAATGTGCAACTGCAGAATATGGAATAAATGATAATGGTACTGTATCAGTATTTAACCAACAGATAGATCCAGCTGGAGCGTATGATAATATTCGCGGGTATGCGTATTATAAAGATGGGGATTGTTGCGGCTACTTAACGGTGCACTTGGACGGCGCAACTGACGCACCTTACTGGGTATTGGAATTAGGACCAGTATTTGATGGTTATTATGATTATTCAATTATTTCGGATAACAAGGCGTTATCATTATTTGTATTGACAAGAGATGTAAAACGGTACTATCAGTTATACGACTACAATGTACTGAAATCGTTAGTTAACTTTGGATTTAATAAAAAGTATAATACGCCAATCACGATGAACCAGACTAATTGTCAAGTATAAATGGTTGAAATAATCAGCACGGCCCGCGTGCGTTTGGTGGTGGATTCTCTACTTTTTTAAACAGCGAATATGGATATATGTATATTTTGGCACCATTTTGTTTAATTGCCTGTAAATGGAAATGCCGGTGCTCACAATCCATATCAAAAACATTAATGAGACTTTTTGACACACATGCCATATGTGTCTGTACAGAACCCTCTGGAAACAAGGTCCAGTCAATTATGTCCGAATAATAACAGTTGATAAACTTACTGGTTTTATATATTGCAAATCCATTAAATGCGGAATGTACAGGAATAAATGCATTCTCGCCCATGCGTTTATAAATTTGTAAAATATTATGAAGATATTTTTTACATAGATCAATATCACGTGATTTTGGACACATATGAAAAAAACTATAGATAAAGGGCTGTATAGATAGTGCCCAATAGTCATAATAACCGGCCTCTCTATCAAATGATACAGAGTCCCAACCTTCTCTATATTTTAAGACGGTTTCCAGTATGTCTATATTTATATCACCAACGCATGCATATTCATTTGAATCCATCATAATAAAATAGTCTGGACGCATAACCCATTTTCTTATCTCTTGAAGTAAGAAATTGCGTGCAGTCGATATATTTTTTGTCCTTTCATTTGCGCCCGTGTATAATTTTGAACCCCCTTTAATGATAGTAATATTGGTATGTGTTCTATGATAGTTTTCAAGTATTTCAAGTGACTTATCATGAGATTTGTCATAGTATACAATAATTTCGATTGTAAATAGTCGTTGCATTTTTTGTATATTATTGAGTACACTCGGCAATCCCTGCTCATTATTGAGTACACATAGACATACACAACAAGTTCCAAACATTCTTTATAATTACCATAAAGAATGTTTATATTTATTATTTTTGACACAAAAATATTAAAAGAAAATACTTTGTATGATAAATGGAACATAATTTGGAATTATCAATGTACTCCCTCAAAGACCTCTTACAACTGTTTAAAATTAAAACATATAATCCAACACATGATGAAATGATTGCTGCGAAAAAGCAGGTACTTATGACACATCCGGATAAATCGAAACTGCCGAGCGAATATTTTTTGTTTTATAAAAAGGCATATGATATGGTCCTAAGTTATTACAAAGAACAAACCAAACAGTCGGCAATTGTTGAAGATAAACCATATGTTCCAATGAATGAAGATGATGAAGAAACCATCAAGATCAAAACGCGACTTGAAAAGATAGATACGAAAAAGTTCTCAAAAGCATTCAATGAAGTTTATGAAAAGGTTGCGCCCAGCAATATTGATAAGAGCAAGAATGAATGGTTTCAAAAAGACGAGCCTGCAATGGACATCCCGGAAAATATTACGGTTGCTACAATGGGTAAGGCACTTGATACTATGAGATCACAGCAAGTAGTTGTTCGGAGAGATGTACAAGAGATTAATCGTGGTGGAGGGTCCGGACTATATGATGACGATGAAGACGGTTCATACATCGGTTCAGACCCATTCGGAAAACTCCGGTTTGATGATCTCCGAAGGGTCCATAAAGACGAAACTGTTTTCAATGTGCGCGAGACGGATATTAATCATGTTACACAATATAAAAATGCGGAACATCTTGCAAGGTCGCGCAAACAACAGGAATCAGAACCTCTTGACCAAGCATCTGCTATTGCAAGGGAGGCTGCACATAAGAAAGCATATGAAGAGCGAATGGCACAGAAACGCCATGCCGCGACTTTAAAAACCATCGAGCATGAAAAAAATAGCGGTCAGGTCATGGCTACGCTGTTTTATCGCTTAACGAATTAGTATCATATGGTTGCCTTCGTGGTTGAAATAACCACTCTTTGCTGACTGATGTCATCAGGGCTCCGTAATCAGTATGTTGACATTCTATGTCACTATAACCAGCAAGCTGCGACACTGTTATTGGTGTGATTAAAAACCATTTCCCCGTCTTCTGTAGATGTTTCCAGTAAATATCAAGAGCAAATTCTCTCCTGTTTTGAGGATTTCGTAACAAGTTTGTTACACCTTCCCTGTAGTTTGAAATAAGAGTGTCATAATATTCTCGTTTTACCACGTACCCAGTTGTAGTCTGGCAATTATAGACTTTTATGCAAAATGGCGAAACTACTTGGTACGGAATGGAATTGTTGCCAGCAACGAGAATGACGTCCCATTCTATACCCGAATTAATGAACTGCCGAAACGATGTTTTGAATGTCTCGGGGTCGAGAAAATGGATGTCATCCTCACAAATAAACACGTGCTCCCATCCCTTTTCCTTGGCAATCTCAAGGCATTTAATATGACTAAATGTACAACCGACTGCACCATCGTCCATCTTAATCGCACTGAAACGTGTGCCTGGAATGCCCATGTTGGAGAGTTGTTCTTCTACATGCTCACAACGGTCCGTGCGATGATTAAGATTTATGTAAAGGCAATTTTGTAAGTACTCCATGTAGTTACAAATATATATTTTCTATGTTTATGTTATTTTACTTATCGATCGTCCAAGTTAATAATACGATCCATGTAAGGGAGAATGTCCTGATCATGTGTAATAACAATTAATGTCCTGTCTCCCGTTTCATCCACAATTAATTTCATTATCTTCTTACGTGTGTTGCGATCAAGACCAGCCAACGGTTCGTCTAATACGAGCACTTTGGATTTTCTGCAGATACCACGTATTATCATAGTAACCTTTTGCATTCCCAGTGATAACTCTCCGCCAGATACACCGACATCCGCATCCACACCGTTCACGAAGACCCCTTCAAGATCATACTTTTTAAGTATACCGCGAATTTCCTTCTCAGAGCGGGAATTGCCATATTTCATGTTGTCAATTACTGAACCATTGAACATGGCCGTGCGCTGATTATTGTAGTTAACGTGTTCGCGCAGCGAATTCTTGTCTATGCTTGATACATCGGTATTGCCAATTTTAATGCTTCCCGATTTCGGAGCGTGAAGACCAACCAACAGCTTCATAAGGGTTGTTTTCCCCGATCCAGATTTTCCCATGATCGCAATCTTTTCATTTTCCGAAATTTGAAGGGAATAATTGTTAAGAACAGCATCATCGTCCTTTCCGTATGAGAAAGTAACGTTATTGAAATATATGTCACCGGGAGGAATATTGGTTGTCTTCGTTTTCAGTTTGCTATATTTGAATGCATCATTGATAAAGTCCTTCCCGGAGTTAATAATGCCGGCGCGGTAAGCTACATTGTACATAAGACCATAACCAACTGTGTTCAATGAAGACGTGAAATTTCCTAACACAAGAAGCGATGCAATTGTTGTCTCAACATTAATTGTACCATTGGCTACATGTCCATAAAGGGTAAATGCGCCTGCACCATACATGACCGTCATGATCGTGTCTATAATGCCCATGGCAATCGTTTCGTGATCCATGATTTTTTTGAGTTTTTTACAGTTGGTATCCTCCATTGCATCATTGCTTGCAATTGCTTCATCTCCTTGGTTGTTTACCACTATGTTCATCATATTACTGAGCTTACTTTGCAGTTCTTCGGCAACCGTGTTCGTGAAAAAATCTTCCCGATCTTTTGCAAGATGCATTGCTTCAAATGCAGCATGAATACTGTAAACCAGCAATAATAAGCTACCACCTGCCATGATTTTCCATATTCCCGGGACAGTGTACGACAGATACGCGCCATACACTATAGTCATGACAACATATGGAACATAATGACCAAGTAAGTAATGAAACAAGTCTCGCACATTTCGTGTGAGTTCCATCCCTCGCGCCAAATACTCCGCACTTTTAATATCCTTGTAATCAGATGCACTTCTATTTACAGTACCCGCAAACATGGCAGTTCGCAAGTACTTAAAGTACAAAGGATTCAAATATGACTCGATCGCAAATTTTGCAATGTCCGCCAGCTTTCCAAGTACCATAATGAGTATTGTCGCTATAATGAGACCGGCCGCATTAAGTTTTTTAAGATTGTTCAAAATATCATACGGATCAGCAAACTTTTTCGTGTCTTGTATTGCTTTATACAACCGAGCAGTTACCTTTGGAAACAATATGCCTTCAAGAGGGAATATAAATATGATAATGGCAAAATAGCTAAGAAAAATGAGTATGTGTTCCGACACGAAGTCGCCAAATAGATATTTAAATAGCATATATATTGTACTTATAAAATCAGCCTGAAATATTAACCACCTCTTCCACTGAACTATCCTCCTTTGTTTCATTGGTCGTTTGAACATCTGTGGTATGATGGTTGTTCTCGTGATCCGTATTGATATTTTCTTGGACACTTACGTCACTGTCAACACCACTATCATCGCTAAGTTGATTAAACATAAATGGCATTGCCGACCCATTGTCACTATTCTTTTTCATTGATTCCAATTCTCCACTGATTGCTTCGAGATGCGTTTTCACGCCATTTACTTGAATCTTTAAATCGGAAATCATTTTCACAATATCAGATAGCGTGGTTGTTGTATCATTACGAAACGATTGTAACTCGCTTGCAAATGGATTACTTATAGTGATTTCGTTCCTACTCTCCATTAATGCATTCATTTCATTCTGCGTTAACGGCCGTTCATCATTGGTAGGTTCCGAAAAATTTGGCGCAGGTGGCACGGGTCGGTCAAACATTGTAGCATATTCTTGTTGTCGCGTTTCATATATCGTGTTTACATTCTGGGGTTGTTGCGTTGGCTTTGGATCAAGACGTCCTTTTATGTCTTCTGCCATTTTTTGCAAGGTTCTCCTGTTGACTCTTCTCAGCTTTTTATCATCTACGGGCCCTACTTCGGAGTGCATTTTTCGAATAAATTCTCTAAACCATCTGGACTGTTCTTCAATGTCGGAGAACGCACGAGACACATCCGGATGACTGGATATGACATCCCACAATCGTTTTTGATTTGCTTCATTTACAAATGCTGCCATTGAGTTTTATACCTCATTGTATTTAATTTATTTGAGTGGGTACATATTATTATGAAAGCCTAATAATATTACTTTTTCTTTCGCTCAGTTTTGGACTTTCGGTGATTCTTTGACTTCTTTTTGTGTCGTTTTTTGAGGGTCTTTGATTTTCCCGCTCCCTTGACAGGATATATTGTTAGAGGATCTGCCTCGGTATATTCAAATGCATCCGTCCCATTTTGTGCCCCAGTCTCATTTTCGATATTGCGGTATAGATTCACAAGAAAGTGGTCCACGTAATCAGTCGGTCCGTATGGCACCTGACCTTCGTAACTATGTTCGATGCGTCCCACCTTGTTTCCCTTGGAGTTGACAAAAGGTGCCGGGAATACGCGGGTGTATATAACAAACGCTTCTTTCTCAAACGCTTCTTTCTGCAAAATCCGCTTATACCGGTTATTGAACTCGGTAAGTGCATTATAAATATCGGTAATACCGGTTTCGATCTTACGTATTTTTTCTTCCATTGCTTCATCTACGTCCTCGAGTTTATAGATAGATTCCTCGTATACCAATACCGACGCATCAAAATCAGTCTTCATCACATCCAACCTTTCCTTATGATTAAGCAGTTCCTCCGATTCTTCGACACCTTCGGTCTCTTCAATTGCGTTTTTAAATTCGGCTATCTTTTCTGGCATTATGTCAATAATATTAAACTCTTGGTCCGCAGTTTCGGGATTGGCATCGCCACTTGCTTCTTCGGAAGACACCTCCTCAGATTCGTTAGACGTCCCCTCTACCGCATCGTCGGAAGTTGTTTGAATAACGAGAGCGCTATTATCAATAGGCTCAGACGCCGCATCTTGCTTGGGATCGTCACTGTCGCTGGGCATCGCATTGTCAGTCGAACCGTCGAAAGGCTTACTGGAACTGTCGAAGCTGGATTGCGCAGGCGGTTCCTCGCTGGATTCTCCTTCACTGGGTTTAACCGGAGCACCCAATTCCATAGGTGTTTCGGGAGAAGTTTCAGTCGACGTACCTTGTAAAGGAGTATTTTTTAGAGCTTCCACTTGCGCATCATAACAATTGCCGTATTTGATAAATTTCTCGTTTGCTATCTGCTGACACTCTTCAGACTTATCATTTTTATCAGGATGGAGTTTTAAGAATGCGCGCTGACTATTTTTTTTTAATATTTTCTCATCACCAATGTCTTCCATTTCTGTACATGCTTGGTCCACGTCATAATTATGAGCTTTACATTGAGACAAATCAGCCATGGTATGTATAAGTATACACTACCTATACATATTTTCATGAATTACATGTTAAATAGTTTGGTACGCAATTGAGACATTGTCTTATCACTAATTTGTATATCATTAAAATAATTTGAAATCTCTTCTGGTGTTGATTTACGTCCATTAATCTTTTGTGTTACATGAGTATCAAGGAAGTGTAATGCATACATACCGCATTGACCATCTTCCAATTGATGCTCACGTATCGTCTCGTATTCAGTCATTCCTCCACCTTCGCGCTTGATACGATCCATAAAGTCCCGAATTTCCCCGGGACAAGGGCTACCCACGCTGTCAAAATACATAATATATTTCTTCTTAAAGTCGGCAAACAATGACACCCAGTGTGTTCCCGGGCCATCATGTGTGTCCAGGTTAAATACCCATCCCGCTCGCTTATAATCGCCCATGCCCCTGGGACTAAAATTGCATATTTCAGGAGTTATGCATGCGCCTGACCATGTACGTTGCGCAAAATCAATGGGCGCAGGGGAAAAATAGATGAAATCAGGGTAAGCCTCCATGTATTGATACATTACCGAGTCTATATCAACATTCGTGAGCCATGTGTCCATGTTTGTCCGCCACTTCTTTGGCGCAGATGGTGCAAAGTGGAGAAACCGCAGCCGCACGGCAACATCAATAGGAAGCGTATTTAGCCAGCACATTTCATTTTCCGAGCATTTTGGCATACGCCTCTTTAATGCGCTCAACATTCCCTTTTTGGTATCCGCCTTAATGGGAGAGCTATTGTGCCGGTTAAACTGGGTCACTAATTCTCGAAGTGCGGATTCCGTAAAGCATGTTGGTCCTCCTCTATATCTGGGAGCACAGCGGGTTTTATTTTTAGGCGTTCGTTTTTGCGGACGCGTTGATTTGGTATTTGCAGTTGGCATCTGATATACCCGTAGAATTTATCCTCGTTTAACCACACGGTCAGAACTCCAGAATGACCAACCAGAAGCACCCGCATATTTTTGTACCTGTTCTTCTTCATAACGTTCTCGTTCGTCATCAGTCTCTTGCTGTATTTTTTCAAGTTCCCATGTTCTATGCAAGCATTTAACAAATGACCGAAACAAAACATACATATCGCTATTCACCATTTTCCCGTCAATAATGTCCTCTACTTGGGACATTATCTTACCTTTTTCCTTCTGCATATCTTTAAGAAACGTATCGCCGTAATTTTCAGGCTCCTTTACCTCCATAACCTTTCTGTAATTCTTTGCGTTCAACAAACATTGAAGGGTTATATCATTCATTCCGTTGGTGCCTTCATCATCACTCACTTTATCTCCCTCTTCTTCTAATAAACTAACATCATCGCAATCATCCTCCTGTTCCATATAATCCATATATACAATCAGTATGTTTTGAGTTGTTAAAGTAACCGCAAATCATCAAAAAATGTCGCGGTAATGTATAATGTCCAATTTAGGAGGAAGCGCACAAGGATTCTCAGGAAAACAAAATAGACTCGGGTATAGACTTGGTCAAGAATCGGCCACGCGTCGTGTTGTGCGTTTATCGTGGAAACCTTCAGGAACTAATTACAATGACGTAAAATATCAGAAGGCCACTACCGCATCATCGGGCGATTATACCCGTTATCGTCGTGAACGCGCGACTGCAAAAAACTACAATGACAGTGCATTGTAAACCAGCAACATTTTTCTCAAATACTGAGAAAAATGTTTATTTTGCTCTTTTCATGAATTTATATACAATATATGTTCCAACCAGTGTAACTGCTCCAACATATGCATGGATCGAGACGGTATTTAATACGTTATTTAATACGTTATTTAATACGTTATT